GTTAACGGCTTGTCACATTGAATAGAGACTTCCGTCTTGCCAACTCTAAAAAATTTATTTACTAATACAAATTCCATGTTATCTTCCTCTTCCGTAATATAAAATGTTACTTCTTCTGTTTGCGATCATTATAAAGTTATCTCTATCAGTTGGGTTTTTAAATGTAATCACTTCATCATAGTAATTATCCACTCGAGTAGTCCAACCCGCATCGTAATCAGTATGTGAGCGACGTTCCTCTGATGTAACTTTTGATGGGAAAAATGTTTCAGTTTCAACTTTAATCATGACTACTCGTTCTAAAGTTTCTTTGTTATATAGTTCAGGTCGTTTATTGGTACTATATCTTTTGGCTTCTGTACTACCAACACTATTCCAATTACCATCATTATTAGTACCAAGCAATATATATTTATTTTTCTCCCACACCAATTTATTTCCCACATATCTTTGGACAATTTCATGTCCACCGACATAAATCCCTTCTCTTGTAGCCATAGTATCACCTACTCGTACACATCATAGATTGTGTTGGGGTCTTTGGTTGAGAGAGTATTGTATTGATATTTAGACCCATACCAATACTTCATTTGTTGATTCCCGTTCTGGTTAATCAGCTTGTTAGCTACTACTTCGGACGGTGTGCTTGGAATCCCAAGCGCTGACCTGTTGACTCGTAAAACACCCGAACTATCGACTGTAAGAGTTGAATTATCAGGTCGCACAACCCCAGCCTGCCCACTCGTTGCCGTCTTAGCTTTCAACACACCATTTGAAACCTCTGTCGTCTGATTATCCGGTCTGACGATACCGTTTGAGTTTGATGTAGCTACTGATATAGCTGATTGTGGTGTTGTAAATGTTCGTTTCAAAGTGGATACAGGTACTTTCTTCAATCCTGCCCCACTGTGAACTAGCACTACATCTCCGTCCGATACGTTGGATAACGTTGGCAAATCAGTAGCTTTCCTAACTTGGTTGCTCATAATTACCATTCATCTATTCCTCCCTTTCTACTATTTGGTATTTCCAATCCGCTACTACTAAATTGTTGTTTTCGTCACCTAGCAACACATTAGCATTATCTTCAGCTTTGATTGGTATATAGAACGCATTCTGTAGTACCATTTCTTCTAGCAATGACAATCGTTGTTCTTGCTCGGCGACTTCTCTTTTTGTAGCTTCATGGTCTGTATAACTGGCTTGCCTTACATTGTCTACGTTACCTAGCCCCACTTGTTGTTTTGTAACATTGTGTGGGTTGTTTCGGTTGTTGATGTGACCAGTTAGGTCAACTTTCTCAGCCTTGCTTCTGGTGAACTCGTCAATCTTTTCAGGCAGACCGTCGATGTCTGCAACCTTGTGCCTGTGACTTGAATCGGCTTTCCCATTCCAGCGAGTACGCTCTTGGTCAGAAACGTGACGGGCAGTGTCTCTAATATGATTATCGATATTGGTTTGTAGCTTTTTTTCTGTCGCCTTCAGTTCAGGGACAGTTGCATAAACCAAGTCAGTCGCATTGTATTGGATGGTAATCTGACTATTCTTGCTAATAGTTGTATTGAAGTCATAATCTCGATATACATAAGCAGATGTTTTGGGAGGAATCACATCCCCCTGCTCCGCCCAAGTATACATGTACATGAACTCTTCATGATTCCCACGTTTTGCAAACACACCGATTTCATTGATAATCATTTCACGCTCAATCCGTGAATTATCAAACCTCGCTGTGAGACGAATCGTATCAGCGATATCAGTCGATAAAGACTGCGTGACTTGCAAAGAATGAACTATTTGAGCTACGTCATTCTTCTTGCCTGTGTCCGTCCGATGTCGTCCGCTCCCCAAAGCTATTCGAGTGAAAACCAGTGGTTCTCTATTTTGAATTGCTAGAGCCGTTTCGCTGATTGCTTTATCGGTCACAATAGGCTGGATAAAATATCCCATTTATTTCCTCCTATTCAAATCGAACTGAACGAATGTCTCTGAATGTGTGAGCCCCAATATAAATCGCGTTCATCATAGGTGCTTCAACTGAGAATTGAATTCCTAAATGAGCAGGAATCAACTCACGCACATACTTTAAAAAACGGTTCAAATATCCGGTCGGTAGTTCTCCTAAAAATCGAATATGTACCGCCGAACCCTTGACCGTTACTAAATTATTGACATTCGTAAAGCTCTTTGTAATTTTTTGTAAACTCAATGAGTTTATTTTTATTTTGGAAGAAATTAAAGTGATTAGATACCGCCTCCGTTCTTCCAAATCAATTGTTTTCGGTTTTACCTGCAAAGCTTTTTCCCAACGTGTTATCCAGTCTTCGGTCGCTTCTGGCAACAACATCAATCGTCTGGTATCAAAGATTAAGTCTGTAATCAATTCCAGCTCCGGAATCTCAGTTTCAAACAAATCATTAATGGTTGGATCTAAGACCTCTGGCAAAGCCGATAACATACGATATCTAACTTGTGACATTGATAGTTACCTCCGCTAGTTTCGGAAGCATGTTGGTAGAAAGCTCAATACTTTGTTCCCTGTCATTCAACAAAATACGGTCCACATCTCGAACCCCGTTAAGTCTGTCAATGATTGTGGCAACTTTATAGTTCCGAACCTCTTTCTCTTCAAATGCTTCTTCACGTAAGTATTTAATGAGTTGAACTTTCGCCTCGTGCTTGATGGTTTCAATATCTACATCTTCATCAATCTTGATCGTTGCGGTAATACGCACGTCGTAGCCACTTACAGACTGCACAGTCACATAAGCACCAATCGGAGCTACGCCTAAACCGTGGCCACTCGGTTCAGGATCCAAGTAATTCTTGAACTTATTTACCAGCTCTGAACTAGCTTCGTTACCGTCAGCATCTGTAATAGATACACGGACTGTATTTTCGCCTTTCCAGAGTGGCTCTACCAAGGCCGAACCAACACCAACAAACTCACTTGCCCATTTCTTGTATTGGGCAATGTTTCCGTTTAAAGTCGGTGTTTTAAGATACTCAATGGTCCGTTTACGGAGTTGTTTATCCGTCTCTTCGTCTTCTCCTACGACGATAACAGAGCCGATTTCTGCCCCTTTAAAACCATTCAACACATCAATGTTGATGAGTTGACCTCTTACATAGTTAGGTGCATTTCCGACTTGTTCAGCTACTACACTATACTCAAATCCAGAGCGGCGTTCCAAAACACGGAAATTATACTCACTATTAACCACACTGAAACGAGTCCCAAGTGGGATTTCCTGTTTGAATTGAACCAATCGAACCGATGCCGTAGCTGGCAAGCGTTCAACTCCGAACTGCCTACATAAACGAGTTAGGAAGATTCCTGTACTCGTATCTAAAAAGTTGACTTCCTCATACGATTTTAAGACCGTATACTGAATGGCAACTTCTCGAGCTGCAGGCGCAACTAGATTGTACAAGACAGAGCCTTGTCTTTTATCATACTTATCATCAAACAAGGCCAGCATATCCTCTAAAATTTCTGGATATGTTTTTACCTTTATCATCGTTTCACCTCCAAATCCATCTCAAATGTTCCAAAATCACTGTCAACCATAAACTGCACATAAAACTCATCTTTCTTTACCTTAGTAGAAAAAGAATGAGCCTCATGAATCCTATCGTCTTCATATAAGGCTTCTTTTATGCGCCGTGCGATATCCATTTGGGCATAATCCATATCCCCACCAAATAAAACATCTAACTCTACACCGTACCGATGGTCATAAATCGTATAGATGAACCGTTCAGTTGTCAGCATGAGTCTGATTGATTGCTTCAGAGCATGAATGCCATCTGTTTCTAACAAGATATTGGTTTCATCTAGTGTTAAGCTAGGCTGTTTCTTAGCTTCTACAACATTTTTTGCGATGTTTAAAAAGTTTGTTTTAGGAGTACTCATTCATCAGAACCTCCTTTCACTTTGCGCTTGTAGTGGAAAATCTTCTTGTACAAGACATAATAAAACCCTCCACCATCTTGTCTGATGAGATGAAGGGTTTGACCTACGTACTCAGGATCCAATGTTTCATCGGTCCATGTGACAGCAAGCATGGAATCATCTAAAATCAACTCATTGGTTAATTGGATTTTGAGCGGAGAAACCGATAAAACAACACCAGTCGTTATCTTGGCGAACTGGCGATTTTCAATGAAATTACTAATCAATTTCTTTAGATTTTCTATTACTTCCATCTACTCACTTCCTGCCATGAATAATTTAATTTCCATCGTGTGCTTTTCTGCACTGAAAGAATGATTTGCCTCTTCAATGACATACCACCCCTTCTTCTCAATATCCTTAACATCCACATAGACTGCATGACCTGCTAAAAAGTCAATACTTCCAATATCAGCTTTTAGACTGAACGTTTCTTTGGGACGGTTTTTCATCTTCAAGAGCATTTCGCCCCATTGCTTTATTTGCCCCTCAGTCGCTTTCTCATCCACTTTTTTCATGTACTGGAGTTTTCCCCAAGCACCGATGTTGTAGCTGTCCTGATAGATGTAGACCTCTCTCTTTTTGGTTTCTTTGTTCTCTTGGATCAAGCGGACAATATTAGCACTATCCTCAATCGAACCTTCAAACTCAAAGCTAGACATAAAGGATTCATTCCCGATAATGTACTGGATTGGTAAGTTTTTCGGAGTCGTTAGTGTCAACTCTCCGAACTTGTCATACAAAACCAGCAATTCTCCACTTTGCACCAAGGTCTCGTCCATGGCCTCTTGGATAATATCCAGAGCCTTCTTATCCTCCTTTAGTTGAGGGGATAAGGTTACGGCTGGGGCTTTTAGTTCCCCAATCTTCAAATCAAAATCTCCTGCGATTGCCGAGACGATTTGATTGACGTTTTTATCCTTGGCAACAAAATTGATATTGCGTAGTAAGTACTTTATCTGATCATGGAAGGTCAAGGTTGTTTTAGTATCTTTTTCGTACTTGATTTTCGTCAAATAACCAAAGAATACCTCTTTATCATCTAGCTTGAAAGCAAGTGGAGAACCATATTCAAAAGCTACTTTTGTAGAATTGTACAAGGTAATCTCCACACTCCAAGCCGACCCTTTTCTAGTTGTCTTGAACTCAACCTTATCAGACACAGTTGCTAAATCCCATGTATCTCCAGTTTTATTGTTCTGATAGAATAATTGCATCATGGTATCACAAACTCCTGTCCAGGATAAATCCAATGAGGGTCTTTGATTTTGTCTTTGTTGGCTTCGTAAATTTCAGGATATCGGCTGCCATCTCCGTAAAAAGTTTGAGCAATCCCCCACAGAGTATCACCACTCACAACCGTATGGCTTTTTTGAGCAGGTTTCTCTGTTGTGGCACTACGTTCTTCAGTAGCTTTTGCCTGCGGTTTCTTTTTCGTAGCCTCAAGCGCTTGCTTATCTTTGATGGTGACCTTTCGTGGCTTATGAGACCGATACTGTAAGAACTTAATCTTATAAATCAGGTCATTTTCATATCCTGTCTTGGTAGAGACATCAAACTGTTCCACTAGAAATTTCCCGTTAATAGCAGAACCAAAAGCACCCCCAATCATTAATTGAATAGGAGTGCCTTCCGTCTTAAATTTACGAATAGATGATACAAAGGATTCTGGAGAGACACGGCTATTCCGTTGGTAGTTTCCGTCATATCTTCCACTAGGAATAAAGGATTCAAACTCAATCGATTGAAGCTCTGGATTTCCGACAAGCGGAACGTTACCAGTATCGATGATAGCGACTGTCTCAATTCCTTGTTTGTCCTCCAGTTTGATTTCTTCTGGATTCACTGGCAATTTAATGCCTTCAATAAATATAAACATCTGCTACCTCCTTCCTAGTAGGCCATGAGTCCATCAGCGCCATTGTTCAAAGCATCTACAATCGTTGCATTCAAATCATCCAATACATTGGCATACTGACCAGCGTTGTTAATAGAGTCGATGTTGGTAACAATCTCTGGTTTCAAGGTAATAAAGTTCTGTTGCCACTTCATTGTCGCAACGTCCTTAATCAACTTGATGTATTCATCGTCCAGTTTGATTTCATCTTCAATCTTGCCGACTTTGTCTAATTTACCACCAGTAGGGTTGTGGCCACCGCCACCGCCTTTTCCTCCTTCGCCTTGTCCAGGAGCTGAACTTGCTGGACTGAGTTCGTAAGGGGTCTTTCCTTGGTCGCCCAAGAAATTATTTCCTGCGCCATTGCTATCGCCAGCACCTTTGAAGAAACCACCAACAGCCTTATCGATACCTTGACCAAAATTGTAGCCATTAGCGAAGGCTCCAAGAACGCTCCCTCCCTCTAAATAACCAATTTGCGGAGCGTCAAGGTGTGGAGTGCTTAAGCTGGACTTATGTTGTTTCAGACCATCTGCCAGATGCAAACCGTCAAAAGTCTTCTTGACAGGTTTTTCCATACTGTCAATGGCGTTAGCGATATCGCCAGCAAAATTCGTTCGACCGAGAGAAACTGTTCCAACAGCGCTCAGATTTAGACCAAATCCATTCAAGAAGCCAATCATCTTATTAAAGCCACCCAGAACAGAGTTAATCATGCCCTCGACTGCACCGATAACACTATTAACCATGTTATCTACAAACCCAGCGATAGCGACTGCCATTCCTCTACCACCTTGAGCTATATCATACCAAGCGGTTTGGCAAAAGAATACCATCTCATTCCAGAGGTTAATAGCTCCCGTCACAAACCAGTCAATGAAGTCCAAAATACCAATGATAATCATCAGAATGAAATCATAAAGCATCATAGCTCCTGCTATAATCCCGTTCACAAGCCAAAAAACAAATTGCAAAATCATATTGATTACCCAGATAACGAAGTTTATAATCCCGAGAATCACATTCCAAATCATCATACCAAGGGCAAATATCGCTCCCATGATGATTCCTGTGGCTGATACGGCTGCGCCAGTAAGGTTGTTAAACCATGCAACCAAAGCATAGAATAGACCAATCAGAATAATGACTGCCATAACAATCAACATGATTGGGTTCATTGCCAAAACTGCATTAAAAGCAGCCATTGCAGCTTTCGCAACATTTGTAGCGATACTAAATAGATTGGTCACTATGCTTGCTGCGTTCATTGCGACTATATAAGTTCCTATAGCAATTGCTACAGCAATAATAATCGGTTGAATCACAGACCAGTTATCGATGACAAACTGAGCAATCGGCGCCAACATACTCCAAACAGCCCCAATCATATCCATAGCAAAGATAACCGCTTGAACGACATATTGAAGCACAGTGGCTACAATCTGGGCAAATTGTTGGAAGGCGGACGAGTTCACTATCTGATTTATCTTAATCGATATTGGCTCAAGCGCCTTGGTCACAAAGTTCAGGAAGTTCTGCCATGCCCTACCCCAAGTTAGGGGCATGTTGCGGAATTGTTGATCAATCGCTTCGCTTGCATCCAGCATAGCAGTTTTGACAATGTCGGCCGTAATCTTCCCGTCTGCTCCAAGTTTTTTAACCTCGCCACGGCTAACGCCTAGCTTATTGGCAATAGCTTGGATTAAGGCTGGTGAAGTTTCAGCTAGAGAACGCAACTCATCACCCTGCAACTTACCACTAGCCATAGCCTGAGTAAGCTGAAGCATGGCGCTTTTTTGTTCTTCAATACTTGCACCACCAACAACAAAAGATTTGTTCATAGTTTCCAAAAAGGCAATTGTTTCGCCGTTGTTTTGGAAAACATCGCCAGCTTGCATCCTCATCTTAGCGACACCGTTCGCCATGGTTGTATAGGCCGAGCCTGTACGTTGTGCGGATGTATAGATAGACTTTTGCAGCTCCTCTGTCGTCTGCGTGCTGTCACGGATCATATCTAAACGGGCGTGCATATTGGCATACTCGTCTGACATGCCTATAGCTTGTTTGGTAATTTTAGTAACCGCAATACTAGCTAAAGCAGTCTTTAGCAAGCCTTTCAAAGATACTAACCTACTTAATTTGTTAGAAGCGTTATTAGAGGCATTCCCTAAATCTATTAGAGCCAGTTCTTCTTTTTTGAGCCCTGCAGCTGCTAAAGTTGCACTATTTACAAATCTACCGTTAATATCAATGACTCGCCCGGCTTTATTTACAAAATATTGGCCAGAATCACCAGCTTTTTTCATAGCGGACTCTTGGGCCTTCATAGCTTTATCTATGCCAGAACCTGCGTTTTTAACACGCTCCATAGTAGCATAGATTTTATTTAAAGTGCCTGTGACTCTATCGGTCAAAGACATGGTTGTTTGTATATTGGCCAATAGAATCACCTCACTTCTTCATTTTTTTACGTTGTTTCGCCTCTTCGTGCATGACTGCAGCGAAAAAGGCTTTTTCTTCTACATCCATATTCACAAATTCACTAGGGCGAATGTAATAATTTACGAGGGCGAAGTAGGCAAGTTTTGCCTCCGCGTCCTCTTTTATTAGTTTTTTGCCTCGTCAACCTTGTCTTGGAATGTTTGGTTGATGCCGCTGAGTTCGGTCACAGCTTCCAAAATCAAGGCGCTTTCGCCCCAATTGAACATGGTACCGAATAACTCAGAAGCTCCCATTGTTCCATAAGAATCTTGCAATTCTTTATCGTTAAGGTCAGGAACCACGATAGACGCAATACAGATTTCACGGTTATACTTAACACCGTCAAATACACGCTCTTGGCGTCCATTGCGACCAGGCTTATTGACAAAGCAACGGTCATTGATTAAGTCCGCTTCACGAGCGCTCAACACTCGAATTTTAACTGGTTCCTCAAAAGAAGGAAGCAAGACATCCTTAGTCTCTTCCCCTTTTTTGTTTTGCTTCAAAAACGCTTGTAATCCACTCACCACTATTTCCTCCTTGTGTTAGTATGTAATTTCTTGGAATTCTGATAAGATATCAAAATCTTGGAATGTGAAGTCAGTTTCTTCATCAATGACCTCATCCGCTGATCCATCTAGTTTAAAGATAAGTGATTCTTTGAACAGAACACCTTTTAAAACAATTGTGTAACGGCCTGCACGAGATGTACGGTCTTCGTTGGTACACTTAATATCGATACGAGGCAACAAGCCGTTTTTAACGTATTCCAAAGCCATTTTCTTCAATTCAGGACGATGGTAATACATCTTCACAGTTCCTGTACCTTCTGCACCGACAATCTTACCACCCTTCATACGAGAGTTGAGAGGGGTAACATCAGCTTTTGTGTATTCAATTTTCGCTTCTAGAGAGATAAGCTCTGCTAGTTCATATTGCTTGTCATTGATTGTAAAGAAGACCGTTCCTTCTTTAGCAGACAAAGCATCCAATTGGTTCATAATAGCCATTAGCTAGTTTTCTCCTTTCTTAATCACAGATAACCGTCATGTACAAGATTTCCATAGCATCTGTCAAGACAACTGGCAAGTTTACCACAACTGATTCTTTAGTGATACCTTGTGAAATCTCAATATCTTTAGCTTGGTACTCCAAGGCTTGCTTTTGAGCAAGTGGGTCAAGGACCATTGTGATGATCCGTTGTTTAAACAGCTCACGACCATTCACGTTGTTTGGTACTTTACCGATGAAGTAGTTTTCAAAGATGTACTTGACGTTAGCATTGATATTATCCATAGTACGGACAAGTTTGTTCTTACCAAAAATACGGCTGTGTTCTGCCGTATAGCTAGTAAATGAGTTCACATCTGACAGGATAATAACTTTTTCATTTCGATAAGCAAAGATAAGCTGACCTTTGTTGATGAGCTTTTCAGCCTCTGCTTCATTCTTACGCTCACAGTCAATAGCTCCTGGATACGACTTGAATGTATTGGATTGCAAGCCAGCTCCTGCGTACTTACCAGCTACGAAGTATACACAGTCCTTAGCGCTTAGTTTCGTACCATCGCTCAAAGTAACCCCGTTACCCACTGATACAACACCTTCATCGTCAGCATCCGTGTAATCATTCAAGACTGCAATGACTGAACGACCAGCGTCACGCCATTTCTTGATATGAGCCGTAACAAGTGCTTTTGTTGCACTTTCATCTGTACCCAGAGCCAAGACACGGAAGTCTTGAGTATCGAGTGCATTTAGGAAATCTTCAACCTCTGAATTGGTTGTAGCACCATCGGTACCACCTTCAAGCAAGATTGTTTTATCTTCTGTTGTTAAAGTACCCGTTACATTCACATAGTCATTCTTAAATGGCAAGGCTGTGATGATTTGTTTATCAACTTCTTTTCCGAAGAAAACGGTTGTTACCTCAAAACCAGTCTCGACTTGTTTCTTGAAGATAACATGAATATGGTTACCAGCCAATCCTTTGTATTTAGCTGTAACGACCATGTCATTTTCTGTTTTCGTTGCCTGAACCCCAGTGTTGTTCACACCATTGTAGACAAGGACCTTACCAGTTCCTTTCAAGGCTTCACGAATCGGAAGAAGTTCATCAATCGGTTTACCAAATAGGCGACGGAAGTTGCTTGTACCATCAACAAGTGTGAAGGCACCAGGCTCTCCCCAAGATCCAGCAATCATAACTGCTGCAATCGTATTGTCTTCCAAAGGAATAATCACATCATCTCTTGATACGAAATTGATGTAGGCCTTTGGAACTCGTTTATTCTGTACTGTCCATTGTGCCATTAGTTAGCCACACCCTTTCTCCAGTCTTCTAAAATGCGTCTTACTTCTGCTAGTGAGTATGACTGGTCATCTTCTAGCAAAATGTTTAACAAAGTTGCATCATCTTCAAAATACTTGAGTAGTGCCTCTTTGCCAAATTTATCTTCAGTGGTTGGCACCACTGGCTCGGTTACATAACCTACTTCTTCATTCATTTCCATGAGAAGTTTCACCTATCCTTTCTAATATTTGCATTGTCGGTTCTTCTTCAACCCATCGAACGTATCGAGTGATTGTAAATGTGCATATCAAATCATTCGCATTGTATTCCACCTTCAAGTCATTGATAGGGTACTTATCCCCTAAATAACGAAAAGAAGGCGAATTAAACACCGTCTCAATCTCCTCAAACTTCTGGTACAAGTCGGTTGTTTTTTCGGTGTAGTAATGCAGCAAGACAATAAAAACCTGCTTATCGTTTTGGTTGGCCAACCGCTTACGAGTCACAGGGTTCACATCTACAATAAAACAAGGTGTTTTCAATCCTTGCTGGATTTGTTCGTCATACACCTTGCACCCAAACACATCTTTGAGTTGCTTGATGACGAGTGGTCTAATACTATAATCCACCTAGTTCCTCCTTTAGCCTCTCTTCGATTTGTTGCGTGATTTGTGGGATTTTCTGTTTAATCTGTTCTTCTGTCAGTCGCATCATAAAGCGCCCTTCTACCCAAGGATTGACCAAGCGCTTGCCAATTGCAGGAACATATCGCCCTACTTTCTGACGGTGTCCGCTTTCGACGAAAGAAGCATACTCCATAGGGTTAAATGCGATAACCTCGTACACATTCCCATTTTTGCTTACTTCCATCTTCCATGATTGATTGAGCTTACCAGTTAGGCCCTTTGGTGTTCGTTCCTTAACCTCTTTCAAAAAGGCTAGGCCGATATCTTTAGCGGCCTGCATAAACTCAGAATCAATGATTGCCTGAGCCCGTTCGAGCCGTTTCAAGAACTCTTGAACATCACTATCATCATAGCCACTCATGTCGTCTTACCACAATTTCTTGATGTGTGACATAGACCATCGGGTCTTCACTGGTCAAGTATTTAACACCGTCCACGATTAATTTACTACCAGCCTTGATAGCAAATTTAGGCGAACAGAAAATCTTGTGTTCTGTCTTGAGTTGGTGCGCTTCGTCCTGCTCAGTATTCACTAAGTTACGAACAGAGACACGACAGGGAACTTTCTTGTAGATTTCTTTGAACTCTACAAAGTCAGCTCCGTTTGGTTTCGTACCCTCGACAGTAGCAAACACATCCATCTTTTTATCATAGGTCCATTCAATACTTGGTTTTGCCCGAGATAGGACATCATTGATATTCATCCTACCACCTCAACTTTCTGAACCGCTGTAACTGGCTGGTAAAGTCCAGCAAGACACTTTCGGCCCGTCTAGCAAGGTCTGACTTAGCCAATTCGACACGAGTATCTCCAACGGAAATATTCTTGCCTTGGACAGCTTGGTCAGGATTACAAATAACATAAACCATCTGAATGGCCACAAATCGCAACTCTAAAGGAAAATCCTCACGATTACAGTAGTTAAGAATGTTCTGCATGATTTCATCGACCACTAACTCTTCTGGATAGCATGAATAACGTTGTTCATACAAGTCAATCAGAGCTTGTCTAGCATCTTCGTTATGCTTTTGAATTTCTTCCGATGTTCTCTTCTCCATCAGCAGAACCTCTCTTTCTACTTATCGTCTTTAGCCAATTTCTTAGCCAATTTGTCAAGCTCTGCTAGAGCCTTATCACGTTCAGCAAGGGCTTGGTCACGTTCAGCAACTACTGCTCTGTACTCTTGAATAGTGTAAGTGCGTCCGCCAGTAGCAGATTCAACTACAGCATACTCACCGTCACGAATTTCGACCACATCATAACCATCTTCCAAGAAGGTTACTTTTTCTAGTTCGTCAATGTTGAGGACACGGTTATCCTTTTTTACTGTTAACATTTTCTATCCTCCTTTTTTAAGGTGCGACGACAAATGCTAGGCCTTCATGCTTAGTCTTGAATAGCAATACATCATCGTAAGATTGTTCATAATACAAGTAGTTACCACTTGAAGCAGCACTTGGTGCGTCAAGCCCTACGAATTCATATTTTTGCGGTGCTGCCATACATGGAATATGAATCAAGAAGAAATGGATTTGTTTAGCAGTTGGGTCAACCTTAGCGCCATTTGTGAAGTTGTACACGGTCTTCATGCGATCAGATGGAATAGATGGTTCAATCGTCACATCGTCCAAACGACCAATAGAACGGTCAATCACTGTCCCTTGTCCGTGGATATTGACTGTACGGCCAAATTGCTTGATGTTCTTGATCATACGTTTAACTGCTGGGGTACAGAAAATAACACGACCTTCTGCTGGTACTCCAGCTTCGTCCATTTGTTCCATCAACTCATCGAAGGTTGCGAGGAAGTTTTCCTCAGTCAAGTTCAATGACTTAATTTGTTTACTTTCTGTATCAAGTTCTTTCTTACGAGAGAACAATTTAGATACCATGAATTTATCCATTTCTGGAACTTTTTCAGTATCATTGAATGTTTTAGTGATGTTAGCAATGGAAGTAACGTAGTTAGTTTCATCAACATCTGATGGGTCTACTAATGTTGACCAGTAACGCTCGTTAGTCAATGTGTATGTTTCCCATTGGTTTTCATAGTTAGCGTCAATATTCGTAATCGTGCGACGTGTACGATCTTTACGCCCTTCCTTAATCAAAAGCCGTGGTACTTTAACTTCTTTAGCCCCTGTGAATTTCAAAAGCGTGTTTGATGGAGAGTTCCAAAGTTTTTGAGTGAATAACAATCCGTTTTCACTGTAGCGGGTTTGCAAACCTTGTTGGTAAGATTCTGCATAGTTCAATGTTGCTGGCATATCTGTTCCTCTTTTCTATTTTTTGATTATAGATCTGACGTAAACGCATTAATCATCTGCGTTGTCAGGTCGTTAGCAACTGTTTCTTCTTGTGTTGCCCCTTGTGGCTTAGCACCAGCGATGTGTGGTTCTACAGCCTTTTCTGGAGCAAATAAAAAGCCTTTAGATTCCTTCAAAGCCGTCAACTGTTCATCTAATCCAGTCACCGCTCCGTTATCACCTAATCCCAATTTAGACTTATCTAGTAGACTAGACACGATCCCAGCGTCATGGACCTGACCGCTCAAATGCATTTCAATAGCATGATCTAGTTGCATTGTCTTAAGTTGTTGTTCATGTTCCTTCTGTTGTGTCTTGTACTTGCTGTCCAAGTCTGAGTATTTTTGTTGTAGGTCAGCATTGCCCTCAGCGTCTTTTTTGAGCTGTTTCATGTCCTTATCACGCTCTTTCAACTGGTCCTGCAAGCCTTTGGCATTATCTTCTGCAGCAGATACCTTTGCTTGTAGGTCCTGTGTTGATTTCCCGTGTTCAGACATAACTGCTTCAACTTGTTCTTCAGTCAATCCTAACTGTTCCAAAAATTTACGATTCATTTCTTTTCCTCCTGTACGTTTGTTTAACGTGGCAACGACCACGACATTTTGGTAAAGTAAAAAAGCCTTTTAACGCCATGCTCAGGGCGAAAAGAAAACCGCCTCGATTTCGATGCGGTTAGGTTATTTATTTTTCAATTGTTTCAGTTTCTTTTTGCATTCAATTCCGACTTTTAGAGTTGGGAATACTGCTGAGATTACTTCGAATGATTTAATTATTACGAACAAAATTAATGCAAAAAATATAATCTGATCTAGTAAAAACGATACCCAATCCAAAATAAACATGTCTTTATTCCTCTACTTTTTCGTATGTTTCTTTAAAGATGTCAGGTTTACATGGATAAAACTCGCCTTCCACACCTTTGATGATATAATCTCCTGTTTTTGCGATCATGACACCCTCAAGTGTTTTAATCTCACACCATGCTGGATTTTTATTCCACTTGCCACTATCGTGAATGATAATCTCATTCCTTGTTACTGCGTCCCAAAACCAATCTTCTTCAATCAAACAACGTTCATTAAGTTGAACTGCCTCAATCACTACTGGTCTTTTACGATATTTCATTTCTCAATCCTTTCTGAGTACGAAAAAAGCACTTAGATTGCTCTAGGTGCTTTGGTAATTATTAATAAGCAAATTCAAGTTTTGGTTTTATATCTTGATAAAGTTTTAAGATTTCAGGAGGAGTATCCTCACGGAAAATAAATTGTTTCTTTCCTGAAATAGTTTTATCGCCGACAATCCAGTGGCGGATTTGTTTTGTAAAAATCAAAACTTCTTTGCTAGGCATAGCCATTACTTCCATGATAATACCTCCTTGACTTTATTTAACAGATTTGGGTCTGTAACCTTATCTCCCAATACCCCTACTTCAGCAACCAACTCATTGATGTTATCGTTGTAAAACGCAATAGCTGCATTATCGCTAATACTATAAAGATAATTATAGTCATGTTTCAATTGTTCCTTGACATATGACACTAATGGGGAGTTCAATTCAGACATTGCTTGTTCGACACTATTATACCGCTTTTTGTTGGCTTTGTAAAATGCTTTAGCAGAGTCCCAATGTTTTTTATGCGTTAATTCATGAACCATAGTATCTGTAATATTTTGAGCGGCAAAATAATTATCAGATAGAACTTTAGCAAATTCTATTTCCGAATGAAGTGCATCACTCACAAATAGAATATCCTGTTTATAATCATACCCAGCAAAACCAGGTAGTCTTGATTTTTTCAAAAAAACAACTGTTGGAGTTGGAAAATCATTTAATTCCTTAAGGCTTGATTGGACATTAAAAACAGTATCTCTGATTTTCTTTGTGTTATCTTGTACCCAAAAATCAAAATCCGTTCCATTCAATTTTTTTGTTTTAACTCTGATATCATTTCCAACTGCAAAAGAGCGCTGTTTAGCCATTAAGTCCATTGTAAACATATCCTGATTATACATCTTTTCCCTGTCTTTCGCAAACAGTTTTTCTTTAACCGCTTCCCCTTCACGCTCCCATCCTGCAAAGATTTCGTCCAGGGAACGTTTCTCTTTTGCCATTTTTACAGGGGCGTTATTTAGTAATATGTCAAGATACGGACTAATCTGTTCTGCTTCTTCTGTCCTGTCAGTCTTATCAGTCTTGCCTTTCTTATCAGATTTGACTGCAGGCCTGATAGTAGAACGGCAACGGACATGGAAAGGCGGTGCAGTTCGCCCTGGTTCGTATTCCTTAACAGGATAAACCTCGTGATTTTCTAACCTGCAAATCTCACTTGTACGACTGTCTAATACCGCTACGATTTCGTAATGGTCGCCACCTAATTCCTTGATAGTATCTAGCGTCGCGAGGTTATTATAAAAGGTCGTCTCAGTCCTGACAAGCGTGTCTGCTCGATGATATGCGACTCCTGTACGCTCAGAAAGAGCCCTAGCCATTCTATCAATAGACCAGCCACCTGTTAGGCCTTTATTGATTGTATCACTGATAGATTTATAAACAGCTTCATCATGCCCCCACACATTTGTTGAGAATGTTTTACCACTCCAGTTACTAGCCATCTTATGCTTAACTGCATCTACACCTAATATTGGTTTCTCGATGATTCCAAAATGTGCCAAGTTCTTAGCTTGATGTATTTTACCTTTGATGTAGACGTCACTCAGAGCCTCTGTGACCTTGTCATGTATGCCCTCTGGCTTTCCGTATAGCTCAGCCGTCAGACGCTCAATTTCGGCAAGCAAAGCCTCCTTGCGACTAATACGATGACGATAGCCCAAGGCGTCCAACAGTGGTGTCGGTGTGTCAGGATTTAAAGCCATCTCACGGAATCTTTCAAGAGTTACATTCTTGAACTCTCTACGCTCTTTATCTGTAAGATATTGCTTGGCCTCTGCGTGAGTCATTTTATTATCAACTGCATACCTGGCATAGAACTTCTCGATCTCAGAAACCAGCTGGTGTTTATAATCTGCTAAGGATTGGCCAATTTGTGCCATGTACCTATCAGCAACTATCTGAGCGTTTTGTTCCTGTTGCAAAGCACGCTCAGTCCAATACTCATCTATCTTTTTCTTGTTCTCGGTCGTCATGATCTTCATCTACCTTTTTGAAATTGGTCTGAGAGTATGGATCTTGTCCTTGTTCCTGTTGTTCTTTCAATCGTTTCTCAACCTCTGGTTGATACCATGGATGTTGTTCCCGAATACTTAGGTCGTCTAAGATGCCGATTGAGTTTACACAATCTTGAATAGCTTCAGACTCATTTGAAATGATGTCACGGTTAAAGACATAAGTAAATTTAGATGAATCAAACGCTACTCCTTTGTTAGCTGCATACTGTTCTACAAACCAAAGAAATTGCTTGATACCTTTTTGAAACTCATTTTCTAGCTCATTACAGTCCAAATCAAGGTCTGTATAACGCCATTTGAGAGCCTGACCGCTTGCATTTCCTAGATTATCATCTTGGGTATCAATGGCTCGTGCAGCCTCATACAAGAACTTACGAGAGCGTTCAATATCTGCTTCAACTCCGCTAGTGTCATTGTCTGCTTGCAGGGTATCTACACCACCATCACTAGAAACCTTGATAGAGCGGAACTTATTCAGATTATTCATGAACTCGCCCAAGTCTGCACCCTGATAGTTTTTCAAAACATAAATCAACTTCGGCATATCTGCCAACATATCAGCGTTAGTTGACATTTGAAGTTGAATATTATCAATCAGAGACTTAGTTTGGACTAAAAGACCGTCCTCATACTCGTTGTAGCGGAACGGAATCAGAGGGACTTTCTCCCAAGTATAAGGAATCCGTGTGCCATCTGCATTGACATAATAAAAATTCCCCTTGGTCTCCTTAGAAAGTGGATTGAGTTCGAGGTGTGAACCTGTCCAGATATAATCTGTAATTCCTTGTTCATCGTAGTATTCTACAAAGGTTTTAGTCTTCTTCACTCCGCTTTCGTAGACAGCTTGTTTGTAGACACGTACAAAGGCAGATAGTTCTAAATGACGCTCGTCTTTCCAAAAAGGGATAATTTGTTCACTTGGGATTTTAAACAAGCGTAGACGACCATTCTCGTCGTAATAAGGCAAGCCATAAGCTATTCCTTTCATCACTGCTTCCTTACCGAGTGACTTAATCGTAGATAAAAGGTCCTCGTCAAACACGCTGTCTAAAAAGTCTTGTGATTCTTCTCCTTCAAGAGAGATTGTTGGTTTTTTAGAAAATAAATAACCGACCTTCTGGTCTACCAGTTTCTTAAATAAACCTAATTCAATCCTTGAATTCGTCCGCCAATCCACATCTACTTTCTTATTTCGAATATCCGTGCGATTTCGATAGTAGTTGTAAGCCTCTTTCATCGTGCTTACTTTCTCAGAATTCTGGTGTTCTTTTATCTCAATCTCTAGTATTTCGTTTTGGGTTGTATTCTTAATCAACAACCGCCTGATTAACCATTTAAACCAATTACTCAACATTTCTCCTTCTCCTACCAGAATGATATTCCTGGCTGTCTCATATCGTCTTCAAACGCATATCTTGTAGCGTCGATTGTGTGGTCATTTACTTCTTCTAGCTTGGGTTTGGGATTTCCATCACGGTCAACTGCATAGTCGGCGCTTTCGAATTCTCTTGCGATATTCGGTGTGCGTTCCGGATCTATCACAATTGCATCCAAATCATCCAACCAGCGTTCTCCATACTCTCTACTGTCAGGACCTTTCTTAGCGCCTTGAACAAGCGGAATATTTAGCTGCAGTTTTAACTCATCAATCGACTTAGGTTCTGCGCTATCACAGGTTATCATCTGAGATTGATAGCCTTTTTCACGGATTCTTTCAGCCAATTCACGGTTACTAATCTTCACGCCATAAATCTCATCGATAGCGTAGATAACTCGTTTCTTCTTGTCGTAATGCCATCTTACAAAAGCCAGAGGGTCATTAGCATATCCAAAGTCGTTACCTTGCCGAATGTTATCGAACCTTGCTATCTCTTCATCTGTAATCTTGCGGAATACCAGATTTTCAAACGGTGCTACACCAGAACCGATAGCCTCTCCCAGATACTCCCAACGATAACGCTTCTCTGAACGCTCTCTCGTGGCCTCTGCTTCTTCTATAAAGGCTTGGGATATATATGGGTTATCCAAGTAAGTGGAATGGTGTACGTGGGTATTAGGAGGCTGTATGACGCTTTCATATTTCTTATTCACCCAAGATTGTTTTCTTTTTGGAGGATTGTAAGAGTAAAAGAATTTATAAAAAAGACCATCAGCCAATTCTCCACGAAGAAGGGAGTTGGTGATTGTCTTTACTTCATCTTCAGTTTTAAACTCAGCAAGCTCTTCAATCCAGCCGATTGCGAATGGAAAACGGCTGTCTTTCAAGGATTTAATACGCTCTGGATCTTGTGCACCACGGAAGATAATATAATTTCCTCTTGGGATATAGGTTATCTTCAAAGGGGACTTATTAATCTTAAATAAATGGCTGACCCCTTGCTCACTAATCGCCCATTTCAATTGCTCATAGACTGATTGTTCTAGCGTATTATCTGTCTTACGAATACACACGGCATTGACTGGATAGCGCATAATCAGTTGAATGATAGTGTGTCCGAGGTCGCTTGACTTACCAGAGCCACGCCCACCTTTTTCAACCACATGTAAGATTTTAGGGTCAAACGCTGCACGCCACATAGAGTAAAAAGCCTTTGGGATAAATTCGCTCATTCTACGCTTCATCGCTAACTCCTATATCATCAACGAATTGAACAGCCGAAGACATCTCGATTTCTTTTCTCTCTAAATATGCTCCATTCACTTTGAATATGTGGTCCAGAGAGCGTTGCCTTTCTTCAATCGTCGGAGTAAATTCATAAGTCGTTTCAGATACTTCAACACCTTCAGCAGTCTTTACAGTTTTTTTAGAATATCCTTGTTGAGTTTCCCCTCTAGCAATACTAGCAGAGATTGCCAAGGCTTCTGCGATTGACATCGAACGTTCGTCAAAAAGTTCTTCTGTACGTTTTTTGATGTATTCAGAAATGTCAACTTTTGTCAACAATCTTTGTCCTATAGACCTCGCTGTTTTATCAGAATACCCTGCTTTTATTGCAGATTGTGTTGCGTTTCTACTGATGATGTACTCATCAGCGAAGTGTTTCTGTTTATCGTTCATTTTCCATCACCACCTTTCAAATAATCAAAAAAGCCACTCAAAGAGTGACTGTATGCGGTAAGTGGGTGCCTCCCCCACCAGAGCCTTATATAGCGCTACTTTATCTCTGTCCTACAGGTTAATCAGCCTAAATCTAATTACCGCCCTGTACCCCTATTGTGATAGCTACTCACAGAGATACAATTGGAACGACAGGAGTCGAACCTGCCTACGTTTCAGACCCTTTATAGCCATATCCCTCCACCAACTGAGCTACGTTCCAACTGCAAGACGACTACTACCTTGCGTGTTAATTAGAAATAAATTTTCTGATTTATTTTTTTTGTAGTCTTTACAACCTCTAGCGGAATCAAACCGCCTAGCTTATAACTTATCCGGAATATAATTAGCTACGCAACCATGCGAGGTCCAGTCGCTTCTGCCGACCTTCTAATAAGTTAATGAGTAATATGTGAATGCTAAGCTCACTGCCTACCCCATTCTGGGACACAACTACTCAAACGGCGATGCCCGGAATCGAACCGAAAAGTTTGAAAATACATTAGAGAGAAAATCACTTTACGCCTGTCATCGCCAAAACGAGGCCGAAACCTCGGAAAAATATAATAAATATAAAGGAGACGTCAATGAACGAAATAGAGGAAGGGACTCGAACCCTCAATGCCCTTTACGACACCCTGATTTCAGGTAACCATCTACCAAATTCTGAGACCTCGTTTTTCAACTCTTGACACTACCATTCTAACAGATTATCGTTACAGTGCACATCAAGATTATTTTGATTAACACATATTCTCAAGATATTCTCAAGATAACTCAAGAAATTCCAAATTATTCCAAAATTACCTCCAGCTCTTCAATAGCAACCTTACGCATGCTGTAATACGAACTCTTGCTGATTGATAACTTATCACAAATATCCTCGATATACGTTTTAGTAATATATGTCATTCTCAAAATTGTCCGATGCTTCGGATTTGTTAACTTATTGATCATTCTACCTAATTCAATTTTCCTGTTAATAACTTCTTTAGTATCCTGTTCTATAGCCTCTTTCATCACTACCAGCTGAGTATAGACATCATCAACTTTTCTAGTCTGTCCACCTTGGGCTTTGACATCTGACCACTTAGGACTTGAGAGCAAACCTGCCTCAAGCTCATTGATTTCGTCTATACGGCTTTGGATGTCCATGTCCAGATCCTGCAACTCTTTCAAGAGTTCTTTAGCCTTGTTCACTCTCTGTCTCCTTTATGTTATAATAATAGTGTTTGGATTATAGCTGAGACAGAGTGTGTCTTGGCTTTTTTTATTTTATTCTTTATTCGTGATCACACTACCTGCACCGTTGACAGTGACCCAGCCATGCTTCTCTCTAGCTTCTGCTTCTTTCATCCGGATAAGATTATCTGTGATTGAATCTGACTTAGCTTTGTTGGCCTTGGCTTCACCTTCTGCTTTGATGATACCTGCGTCTGCTTCTGCTTGAGCTTGAACTTTCTTGGTATCAGCTTCAACCTTAGCTTTTTCCTGTTCCTGTTTTGCAGTGTCGATTTCTTTTTGTTTGACCGATTCATTTTTGATTGCTGCTTCAATCTCATCTCCAGCATCCTGATCTGTAATCGTGAAAGAAACAAACTCCAAATCGTAAGACTCAAATTTTTCTTTGAGAGCTTTGTCGATCATTTCATAAACTTCAGTACGCTTATTACCGAGGATATCGTAAATATCGTAATTTCCTGTTACAGATTCAATAGCACGCTGAACAGCAGGAGATACTACACTATTATTCACGTTTTCTAAGTCTGTGTAATTAGAGAATACCGTCATGGCCTTTTCCTTATTGACACGATATTTCACATCGATATTCGTATTCAACCACTGACCATCTTTAGTTTGGGTCGTGATTTTCTCCATTGTTTTTGTTTGAACAGATGTCGATAAAGTGTAGACTTTGTCAATAAATGGCATTTTTAGATGATATCCTGTTTGCAGGGTGTTTTCTTGCACACCTCCAATTGCGCTAACTTTAACTCCAACTGTATTAGCTGGGATACGTTTCACAGCCGTGAGACGAAAAATCCCAAGTGAAGCAACAGCTGCAACTGTAACGATACAGCCCTTAGCAAGTCTTGTAAGTGTCGTTTTTCCTGTTTCATGATTGTATTGTGTAAACATTGTTTTTACTCCTTTTTATTGATGATTGTACCCATTAATGTTTTAATTCTCATGTTCCATCTCCTCGATTAGCCAGTCAAGGTTCTTACGTGCTTTCTTCAGATCTTCAAGACCGTTTTTCTTCTGGAAACGAAGCATATACTTGATTGCATTGCCCCAAAAGAAAGCAGACACTCCAGAAAGATCCCCAACGAAGTTATGCACAACCTCGATAGCCTCCAGACCGTTTGCGCCTTGGTAGTGATTTGGTTTGTTTACGTTGTCAATTATTTCTGGGTTCATTAGATCCCCTCTCTTTTCTCATTTCTTCAAGCCTTTCTTGTATCGGGTTGATGGTATTCAATTCTTTAAGCGTTGGCCACATTCCGCCTACAAGACAAGAAATGTTTCTGACTTCGTTGATTTGTTTAGGTGTTTCTTTAAAATCCCACCATTCAGAACCATCATATTCTCCTCGTTCTAACCACCAGCCTTTGCCAACAATAGCTAAATCAGTAGGAACGTGAGCTGCACCGTATCCGCTATGATAATTAGCTTGCTTGGCAAGTCTCTCAAAATTTTCTTTAGTGATTTTAAAGTCTGAGCCTTGAATATATCTGACACCCTCAAACGTTTTGCCATGGTCTCTTAAAACCTCTAAGGTCTCCTCCCAAAGATTTGTCATTCCTTATCCTCCAAAAGATCTCTGTTCTCATATACATTACCCACAACCTCACAATCAGTATGTCGTAACCACAATTCACATCCGTGTTGTTTAGATTCAAGACGATACGCTCCACCATAATGCCTTACAATCTCGTAATAAGTCGGTTCAGAATAGACATCCTTATACATTTTGACTATGTCGCCCTCAAAGATTTCCTTGTCGTTTTTATCAAATAGTCCTGTTGATTGTCCTAATGTTTCTGGATTTACTGGACACCAAGAACCAATGGTTATATACTGTTCGTTAGCTTCAATAACTTTATTGATAATAAATGAATACCCTTCATCTTCAATCAAGTAGCCATACTTCCATTCCTCTTCGTTAAATGCTTCAACAGACATCCCTCTAAATTTTGAAATCATCTCAAATCCTCCTCTTTGACGAAAGTACCGTCAATCCAACGCCCCCTGCGGTCTTTGATTTCTTGGTAAGCCAGTTCAAAACATTCTTCAAAATCATAACCGAGTGCATTGCTGATGGATTTCAGGTAGCCAACCATTCGCTTCAAATGGAATTTAGAAATATCACTAGCAAAAGAATCTTGATAAAATTGAAATTCGCTTATATTTTTATTTAAGAAACAAAAGCTTGTCATCACATCATTATCTTTTCTTGATGTTTCAAAAATCTCCTGCACATCCACTTTGCTCAGCAAGCCCAGCCCAACAATTACGACTGCACAATCTCCGATACTGTCCTTGGTTAACTGCTCATTCTTCTTGAGATAGCCTGCGCATAACTCACCGAACTCCTCGCTTAATTTCAAAGACTGCTTGTCTAGCCGTCCACCGTTTTCTAAATCACGGTCAATAAACCATTGTTTTACATTTTCTAGTGTGTTCATAGTAATACCTCTTATTCTCTTTCTAAAGCCATTCCGATTTTCTCGTTATAGTAACTCAAAACCTTGCTTTGGTTCATCTTTGTTTGTGTGATGTTGTCTATAAAAAATTCCAAATCTGCACTCATTTCATCCAACAACTTAACAACTTTCAACTGATATCCCATATCAGGGACGTCAATCTTTATCTTTGACAATCTAGCTAGTGACAACCCTGGTTGATTGTCGCCGTCTGCACAACGTTCTATCTCTTCCCGTTTCATCAACAGCCAGTGAAATAAATATCGCTTATCTATCATTTCTTTTGGCTCAATTCTGAAGCTATCATCGTCCATCCAAAATGGATCTCGATGAAAATAAACAGCACCAACCGTACCCTTGCGAGTCAAGCGGATTGTGTCGCTCTCACAATTGAATTTATCTGTAGTTCCCTTTGCTTTCATACCAGCGCCATAAATATAATATGCACCTTCGCTAACTTTACCACGCTTACCTGGAATTAAGCCACAAACGTCTAGTAATCCATACTTTTTTATATTGTCTGGTTTCATTCTAATCCTACTGCAAAATTATAAGCCAATAAATAATCATCTAAGACCTTGTGGCATTTCGTTATGAAAGCTTTTAAATCAATATCTGCATTAAAAAACTGAATCAACATCAATTGACTAGCTAAATGTTTTTCAAGGTGGTCGATTGCCATTTGGTCTAGTTCCGCATTTACTTGGTCAATGTCTATTTCTTCCTTCTCTACAGGCTTGCTTGGCGCAACCCATCTAAAATCCGAATCCAATGTATCAGATTCTTGGTATTCAATCTTTTGGGTCTTACAGTCATATATCTCTTTTGAAATCTCAGGACTATTTTTTTCTTTGTCAATGACTAAGAAAATCACGTTGATAGATGTGTCTTCAAATCCATTTTGAATCTCATTCAATTCAACAAGGTTATTCCCTACCAGCTCTCTCAATTTCCTTTCAGATTGACGGTAAGCAATACCAGGAAACATGATATAGAATCCGTATCGTTTCGTGTAGGTCATCGACTTCAACAGAAAAATATCATCAACAACACCTGACTTTTTCCACGGGAACAATTCTTTAATAGCCTGTTGGTCTTCTTCTGGTAAATCTTTCAATTTCAGAGAATAAGGTGGATTCATTGCAATTGCATCCACTTGTATATCTGATTGATAAGTGAAAAAACTCTGATTACTCACGACTGCATGAGGAAAATTGCTTTTCAACGCTTCACAACTTTCCTCCTGAATTTCTACCGCATGAAAATCAGTCATACTGATAAACTGCTCTAGCTGTCCAGATCCTGCTGCACCATCAAAAACAGATACATTCTCACCACAATATTGTTTGACTTTTTGAGCTAAGTATTGACGTAAAGGCTTACCCGTCACATACTCGGCAAATTTATTGGCCTTCTCGCGGTTATTATGCTCCACGAACGTCATAACAACACCTCATCCCCAACTTTTACCTTGTCCCACTGCTCTTTCGTAACTACAAACACCCCGTAATCACGAATTGTGACAGTATACAACTTCCCATGTCGTCCTTTCTCAAGGACTTTGCCATGGATTTCAGCGCCTGCGTTATCCGCTTTATAGATAACCATAGGCTTCTTCTCTTCCAAATCTCGAATCCTGTCCATCTGCCAGATATTTAATCCAGCAGATAATAAAATCCATATTGCGATAAATCGTTTCATGTCTCCTCCTCAAAATAAAATTTGCCATCAAAAGGCTTGATTTCAATGATTCCATAATCTAACCCAAGTCTTGCTATAAATGGCTTGCTGATTCTTTCGTGCAAGGTAGACATCTGCTCTCTGAATTCATCTAACAGAAGAGTAGATTTGTAGAAATTACATTGATAGCAAGCTGGCATATAATTATCAAAACTATCTTCCCCTCCTAAATAGTGAGGGTGTAAATGATCCACTCTCAAAGTTTTCAGGTCCAAAACCTTACCGCAATACGCACAGTGCCCACCGTACTTGTCTAAAACTTTTTGTCTAGTGGCTTTAGATATGCTTTTTCGTTTCAATCTGTGACCTCCTTACTTTTTTGAATTCTTTCGTTTAAAGACTGGGTTATGTCTTTCTTTTTCCTTCTGCTTATGGTAATTATTGTCTTTATCAAAAACAGAGTTTTCATCTCTCATAATTTTTTTCACAACATATGGATTCATTACCTCTTTTTCCTTTTTCTAATGTCATCCCTCAACCTCCTCAATCTCAATCCCTTCACAAGAGAAAACCCAGCCAAAGCCAGCTTCTTCTAGTTCTTTTTTTGTAAAACTTTCTTTGTATGCTAAAGAAAAAAATATTTTCCCAATTCCATCTTTAG